GAAGCTCAATTCTGTAGGTACGCCCCATGAGTCGCCTGCCAATGTTCGGAAGGCGATCTGTGCGCGGATGATTTTGTGGGTGTCTTCGTGTCTAAAGATCTGAACAAGGATTTCTTGTCCGTTGTCGAGGTTGCACCGACCTACCTCGTAGATGAAGACTTTTGGTTCGGTCATAATTTCACTCCTATCGTCGGTACTTCGACCATAGGCGATCGGTGTCCGCTATTGGGGGATTTCGCCGAACACTCTCTGAAAGGCTTGTTTTACAAGGGTTGGATTGTCTGCCATAGCCGGCGTAATTTCAAAATGGCACCATGTTCCCGAAGGTGCACCGTGTATTTCTTGCTTAGTGTATTTCTTCCAAGCCTGTCGGTCGCATCTCCAACCGCGTCCAAAACTTTGTGGGAAGTAATCAAGGATGCACTCAAGTCCTAGCGCGTTGGCATTGGCGGTGAGGATGTCCATAAAGGCGACCATGCCTTTTCGATTTGCTGTTGGCTGTTTATCTGTTTTAAGAAACGATAGGTCTACAGCTCTTCCAGTGGCATGCACTGAAAGATTCTCGGATCCCCTCATCGGTCGGACGCCATAGCTCCCGTTATTCCAGAAGGCTCCTGCACCATATTTAATGCTTTGCCTGATCCATTCGTCCATGCCCTGTCGAGGGCCAGCTGCGGCACCGTCGGAGTTTCCTGTGTAGGGCTTACTGTTTGCGATCTTCGGGTTTGCTGGAATCACGCTCATAACGCTGGCGGATCTTTCGGTCGGTCTTTAAGTCCGTTGCCTGCAAGTAGACCGATTAGACCACCTGCGAGGGTCATCAGCATCGGCGACAAAACTCCCCATGCTTCGGCGTCGTTTGGGCTTTGTTCGGTAGGTTGCACGACAAAGAGAAGTCCGAAGATGAGTGATGCGATTGCCATAACGAAAGATGCGGTCAAGCCGATTCCTACGATCAGGATTAGTCGAGCTTTGATTTGTTCGTTGCTTAGGCGTTTGTCTGGGTTCACGCGCAGCGCCTTTCTAGTATTCCGTTGGCTTTGGTGGTGTTGCAGTTTTCTCGGTAGCGGTCAGCACAAGCGGTTAGGACAAGTGCGAGCATGACGCTAGTCAGTAATAGGCGTTTCATCAGTAGGTTTAGGTCGCTTTAGTGGCGCTGGCGGCTCTGCGTCATGTTCCCAGAGAACTAAAGTTTCTCCACTAAGACCCCAACCTGTGTCAAAACCGTTGTCAAATAATAGTTGCATTAGTTCTTTGTGGTTCATGCTGATATTTCCAATAAAGTGATGCTTGATGTGGTTCCGTTGAGTTGTACTGCGACTGTTCCTGCTGTAGCAGCACCAGTAAATTGTGTTTTGTAGGTTATTGCGCTAGTTGATGCTGGGCTATGCAAATGTAGGAAAGAGTTGTTTCCGAAAACTGATCCAGCTGCACTAAAAACTACAGCAGGATCTGTTTGTAAAGTTGTTGCACCCGCAACTAATCGCACATTGCATTCTCTTCCGCCAGTTGAAAAGAAAACTTGTGATGTGATAACTAACACTTTGCTTGTGTTGCTTTGACAAGTAATTGTCGCCGTCAAGTTGGAATCAATATAAGTTGTGCCAACTGTCGATGCTGATGTAGCTGTGGTTGCATTGACTACCTGAAGCACGCGGAATGCACCTCTCAAGGCGTTTTGTTGTGCGGCGGTCAGAATGTCACCTGCGACAAAAGTTGTTGGAAGATTGGTCGGTGTTGCCATAGTGCTACTTATCCTAGGACATTGTCTTCGTCAAGTGTGCCATATACAGCATCATCCAAAATGAGCTCATAAACGATCGTGGTTGGTGCCGTGAAGTATGTGACCGCATGCCCAGCCGACAAAGTAAGCCGATGCTCTAAGCCTTCTACTGTCAGGTTTTGGGCGAACTGGGTTGGGCCTTCCGAAGTCGTAATTGACTTTTCTACATTGATTACATTGCCTACATCAAGTAGGGCAAGTGTGTCTTGATCGAGGGCAGTTGTGCCGGGGAACTCGGTGCCTACAGAGTTGAAGCGTGCTTCTGGGTTTGCGCTAATAAGGTAATTGGCAAGGGTGAGAGCTGCATCGTCATTGTGAACTAGCGAGTCGGTAATTGACTTGGTCTGCACAAGATAAGCGGCTTGTGAGGTAAGGTCTTCGGCGACTTCTGGCGATGACGCTCCAGCGTGTTGAACGGATGCACGATTGACAACTGTGTCGGCTTGGAAGGCGATTTCGATTGCCGAGTAGCCGATTTTGGTTGGTGGGTTAGTGTCGTGGAACTCGGCGACAGGTACGCCTAGGACATTGCCGATCCGCTTTTGGAAGGTGATTGTGCCTTCTCGATCCACGAAGATTCTGCCTTGTTCGGCTTCCATAATTTTGTTGGCGTATCCTGCGACCGAGGTTCCGTTTGCGACTGTCCAAGCGGCTGCTCCGCCAAGGGTCGCCACGCCTGTCTCAATGCTTCGTGTGCCCGTGTAATCCACTTCTGGTAGGTCTAGAAGGTCATCAAAACGGTCGCTTGAGAGCTGCTCTGTGACATTCCATTCCGCAAGGAAAGTCTGTCCTAGTTGATATGAGAAGTCGGCACAAGTGACGCTCACTGTGTCAAGACCGCCAAGAGTAAAGGTGTAATCAAAGTTCACGATGTAGCCGACCCACAAATACTTCTTTACGCCGAGCGAGTCATATCTTGAGAAGCGGACTTTGCGAAGCGGTGCGAGACCCGGCAGAGAGTTGTTCGGATCGTAGTAAGGGGATGTTGTGTCGAAAGGGTTGAACACTCCGTCGGCGTAAGTGTCGTTTAGCGTGAAGTTCATCGTGCCGTAAGGGAATTGGTCGCCTGTGTTGGCGCGTCCGCGTTTCGCTGTCAAGCCGATAGTGCCGTCCATGACTGTTGCATATTGGTCGGTGCCGTCTAGGACATAGTCGGTTGAGTCAAGTGTGCCTTTTGGGTCGTCATCAAGAGTAAAGGCGTTCCAGTTGTACCCTGTATCAATCTCAAGGTCGTAAAGACCTGATCCAACTACTGCTACGCCTGCCATTACGCGACCGCTATGTTTGCTGGGCCGTTCTGCCTGTTGAATGCTCTGATCGCGTTCACGACAGCTGTGCCGATCTCCGCGCTTGAGCCGAGTCCGCCGTTGATGTTGATCGTGTAGTTGCCCATTCCACCGCCACCGCGTCCAGATAGTGGGATGACCGCTTCAGGGCCGCGCTCGCCGATCATTGCAAGCGTGGGCCCTGTCACGATTCCGCCGTCTGCGAGCATAGGGATCTCGGGAACGGAAAAACCTTTACCTCCAATTAGTGGTATCCAATCGGGAATCTCAAACTCAAGTTTGCCGACTGTGTTGTTCCAGAGTTTTGCAATGCCGTTGAAGAGTGTTTTGTAGATGTTAAAGATTGCCTTGAAGTAGGTAGTGAGTCCGTCAAAGACTGCTTTGCCGCCTGTGACCATAGCCTCGAATACTGTGTCCACAATTTTTTGGACGATGTCAAACTTTTTGTAGAGCGCTACAAGTGCGATGATAAGGACTGCAATTCCAAGAGTGATAAAGCCGACCATTGCAAGCTGGGCGGCGGTAAGACTCAATGCAAAGAGCGTGTTGATCGCAGTGGCAAGTCCGACCGCTGTATTGAAGATCAAGATTGCTGCAGAGATTCCAGCGATTGCGCCTGCAACTAAAAGAAAGACTTCTGTATTTTCTTGCGCCCATGTGCCAAATTGGATTAGGACTGGAAGTATTGCTTCAAGTGCTGGAAGTAAAGCTGCACCGATTGATTCTTTGGTTTCTGCAAAAGCAATTCCTAGACGCTTCATTCCGCCGTCAGCTGTGGCGGCAGCTGCTTCGGATGCTCCACCAAAAGATCCGCCAAGGACATTGATTACATCGTCGAGGGATGCACCGTCTTTGATCATGGCTTTAATCTCTGGCGAAAGGGCTTGTAAGCCTTTCATGTTGCCGCCGTAAGCCTTAGCAAGAGCGTCCGAAACGGTTGCTAGGTCTTTGCCTGATCCTGCGGAGATGTCTTGTGCAAGTGCGAGCGCGTCTGTGGCGAGAGCAATGTCCTTGGTGCCGCGCACAAGTGAAGCGAATGCCGGGCGAAGTTCAGAATCCGCGACACCTGACGCAAGACTCATCTTTGAGATCATGTCTTCCGTTGCTTTAATCTGTTCGTCTGTTGCCCCAGTGACATTTGTAAGAGCAAGCGCAAGTTGTACCTGTTCGGCTTGGTCTTCCATAGCCGCCTTAGTAGCACCAACTAAAGCAATTCCTATTCCTGCGATTGCGGCTGCGGCTGGAAGCGCTGCTTTTTTCATGGCGAACGATGCTTTGGCGGACGCGCCCTCAAGTGATTGGAACTCTTTGATCGCTTTGGAAGTTCCCTTGGCGTCAAACTCGGAGATGATTGGAAGAATTACAGCCATGATTATTGTGCTTTCAAGTCTCGACTTGTAGCCGCGCCGACGCGATCCACTAACTGCTCCATAGCGCTGTTGAGATCTTCTTTGTGAGCTTCATATTGACGCCATACTACTCTTGATGAATCTCCGTACTTGGCTGTTAGTGCGGCACCCATTCGATTGCTGGTTGAGAAGTCAAAGAATGAAGCTGCCGCGCCCAGCCATTTAATGGCAAAGGTCGTAAGGTTTACCGTGTTAGATCGGAACTCTTTAGGCGGTTTTGTGTTTATGTACGCTTTGACTTTGTGCTCGGTAGGCCAAGGAAAGACCTGATATGAGCCACGCAAATTCCAGCGTCGTTCCCAACCTGACAAAGGATAATTTAAGGGTATTGCGGACTCAATGTCGGACACAAGCCCGGCTGTAATCCTTTTGTAATCTTTTGTAATTTCGCGGCGCAAAGACTTATCAATTTTGTTTAGTTCTTTGAGTGCTTCCTTGAGCCCGTAGACCTCTATGCGAGTTTCAATGCCTTCAGCCATGTCACCTCTTTTTGTTTTGTTTTTCTAGCACTGCGACAATGGTACTTAGGTCTCGCGTGTCGAAGGTGTCAGCGTAGAAAGTGGGAGCCCACCCTGTCGCGACTACAAGTTCGGCGAGTTGTCGCCTGTAGCCGCGTCCGTAGGGTTTGGGTCTGTTGAGTCCTCTACGCCGATCTCGACATCTGGATTCTGTTTCAACCATTCGCGCCAAGTGGCAGGAAGTGTCTCGCCTTTGATGCCGAGCATGATGTACGCCCAGCAAGCCATGTCTGATGCACCGATACCGCGACCGTCGGACACTCGACGATTCTCTAAGCGT